GCTCAATGCGAGAGCAAATTACAATTCAAACTATTGGCAGTACAAGAGATACTGGTGGTGGAATATCCTCTAATTACAGCGATTCACAGACTGTACAAGCGTCTGTAAAGCCCGTAAACGGCAAAGAAGTATTTGCACAAGGCAAACTACAAGACCGCGTTACACACGAAATTATGATTCGTTACAATGTAAGTGTAACTCCCAAAAATAGAATAAAATTTGGTTCAAGAATTTTTAATATACGCTCTGTGTTAAATGTAAATGAAAGAAGTAGATATATGAAAATTCTAGCTGAAGAAGGTGTAGCATCATGATTTTCAGAAATACAAATGCTCTTAAAAAACAAATTGCAAAAAGACTAACTACTGAAGCAGAAAACGAAATCAAAGTAAGACTATTTAGTTCCGCAAATTTAGTTGAAGCTGAAGCAAGACAATCAATACAGAGAGGAGTAAAATCAGGAAGAGTTTACAAAAGACGATCAATTGTTCATCAAGCATCAGCTCCTGGTGAACCACCAGCATCAGATACTAGTTTCCTTGTTTCTAATATTACCAAAACTGCTGTTGAAAAATCAGGGACAGCACTTTCAATTTCCGTAGAAAGTAAAGCTCCATATTCAAAGTTTCTTGAATTTGGCACAAGAAAAATGTCAGCAAGACCTTTTTTACAACCAGCACTAGAAAAAAACAGAAGAAAAATTAAAAGCAAATTTGCCAAGGGTGGATTCATAAAATGAGTATAGGTTTATTTGAATTACAAGAAGCTCTGTATTCAAGACTGAGTTCAGATAATACTTTGACCAATACCTTAGGTGCTGGTGTCTTTGATGAAGTTACACAAAATCAAGCTACACCTTATATTTCTATGGGCTATGGCACAGCTATTGAATATGGAACTAAAGATTTAGATGGTGGTGAATTTACTGTCACTTTTGATATTTGGTCTGAATACAAAGGAGCAAAAGAATGTAAGCAAATAATGGACAGAGTTCATACATTACTGCATAATCATAGTTTAAGTGTTTCAGGGTTCAATCTGATTAATTTAAGATTTGAATTTTCTGACATACTTATAGACCCAGATGGTGTTACAAGACATGGTGTCATGCGATTCCGTGCAATAATATTAGGTTAATTAAAGGAGAAAAATATGGCAGCACAAAAAGGTAAAGATGTCTTGATCAAGGTTGATAACTCAGGCACTTATGTAACAATCGGTGGTCTCAGATCAAGTTCAATTACTCTAAATGATGAAGCAGTAGATATTACAAATAAGAGTTCTAACGGATATAGAGAACTTCTTGCAGGTGGTGGGGTTAATTCAATTTCCATTTCTGGCAGTGGTGTTTTTACTGATTCAGCATCAGAAGGTTTGCTCAAAGATATGTACTTGGCACAACAAAACTTACAAGTTGATGGTTCAACCGCACAAACTGCGGCTTTCAGAAACTTAGAGTTTTTCATTCCTCAGTTTTTTAAATTCAGAGGAAAGTTTATGATTTCATCACTTGAATATGCAGGTGAGTACAATGGAGAAGCTACTTACTCAATGTCTTTTGAATCAAGTGGAATAATACTAATTACAGCTTTTGATGCATAATGGCTTGGAATAGTGTAAAAGTTTCCGTTGATGGTGAAAGCATTCCTGCAATGTTGAAGCATGATGAATCAGAACTTGAGATTCCAAATGTAATTGAAGTTGGTGATTCAATCAAAGTTGGTAAAAAAACTTACAATGTTTTATCAACAACAATAAATAATATAGACAATTTATTAAATATAAAACTTGCAGTTGCAAGTCTTGAAAAAGGAGCTAAGAATGGCGAATCCATTAAAGGGCGAAATAAAGCTAAGTCTTAATAATAAAGAATATAAGGCAAGGCTTACGATAGATGCACTAATGCAGATAGAAGATGCATTAGGTCAAGGTATTATAAAAGTTGCGCAAAGAATGGGCGAGGGTGATGTGAGAATCAGAGACCTCGTTACTGTTTTGTTACCAGCACTTAGGGGTGGTGGAAATGATTTACAACAAACAGAAATCAATAAGATTGTGCAAGATGCAGGTATTGTTGAATCAACAAAAGTTGTAGCAACCTTACTAGCGACAACATTATCTGATGATTCAGGCGAAGAATCAGGGGGTGAGAAAGCAGGGGGAAAGTAGATAGTTTACCTATCAAAAGATACATGGAAATTTGTTTTGGTATGATAGGTATGCGACCCAAAGACTTTTGGAATTCTAGTCCAAAAGAAATTTACAAAGCTGTCAATGGTTTTATTGAGTTCAATACAAGTGGACAAAAAACGGAATCAATGACAAAAGACAGACTTGCCGAATTACAGGAGTTGTACCCTGACTGATGGCTAAAACTGTTGATACACTCTTAATTGAGATCAAAGCAGAAACCGCAAAACTTAAAGCAGGTCTTGCAGATGTTAATAAAAAATTAGATCAAACAAAACAAAAATCCAAAAGTGTCGGTGATAGTTTAAAACAAGTAGGTGCTGTTCTTGCAACTTTAGGAGTTGGGGTTGTTCTTGGAAATATTGTTAATACGATAAGAACATTTGAAGATTTAGAAGCAACATTAAGAGCAGTAACTGGAAGTGCGAAAAATGCCGCATTAAGTTTTGATCTTATCAGAGAATTTACAAGCAGAACCACATTCCAAATTGATGAAGTAGCAAGAGCATTTATAACTTTAAAACAAGCTGGGGTAGTGCCAACAGCAGGAGTATTACAAGATTTTGGTAACTTCGCCGCTGGTATGGGTAAATCAATTACTGACCTTGCTCAAGCAGCTTTTAATGCTACTACTGGTGAGATGGAAATGCTGAAACAGTTTGGTGTAATTGCAAGACAACAGGGCGATAAAATTACTGTTACCTTTGATGGTGTCACAACAACAATTGATAGATCAGGTAGTGCTGTTATAGATTTTCTTCGTAGTATTGGAAGAGAAAAATTTCCAACAGCTATTGCAGAAAGAGCAAATACCTTATCAGGTGCTATATCAAACTTACAAGATGCAATTTCAGAATTCTTTGTAGCAATTGGTGATGGTGGTTTTGCTCAAGCTCTCACAAGTTTTTCAAGAAGATTAGCCGCTATTTTAAATAATGCTAAAGGTGTAGCAAATGTAATCGGTGTGGTTTTAACAGGTGCTCTCAAACTACTAACAGAACCTATACTTCTTGCTATTGAAAATTTAAGAGTATTTTTATCACTTCTTATCGGTGCAAGTGTTGCAGCGGTTATAGCAAATATTGGAACAATCACAACTGCATTTAAAGCATTATCACAAGTTATACAAAACTTAACAGTAGCTCAATCAATTTTACAAGCGATTCAAACAAGAGGTGTTTCAATTCTTGTGAATACTGGAATCATTGCCGCAGCAAGTACAGCGGCTTATGGAGCACTCAGTCTAGCATTTAAAGAAACAGCAGAAGAAGGAGATACATTAGCAGAAAAAAGTAAAGCAGTAGAAGATAATATAACAGTTACAATTGACCCAGTAAAAAGACTATCAGGCTCAGTGCTTGATTTAGCAAATGCGTTTAAAAAGATAAAACCACCTGAACTGACAATACAACAAATCATTAATGAAGCTGGTGGTTTAAAAAATGTTCTTGACAAATTGGAAGGTGATTTTGTTGAATTCAGAAAGAATGCAATTTTAGACTTAGAAAAAACAGTATTTGGTGAAGCAGAGCCAACAATGCTTAGAGGAACAGAAACCTATTTTAGAATGCTCGGAATCAATCCAGCAGAATTTGATTTCAGATCAGAATTTTTCAAAACTATATTTGGAATGTCAGAAGAAGATTTTATGAGAAATCTACAAATTGAATTGTTACCAGTTGATGATAGATTATTATTTGATTCACTTACAAAAGCAACAGATGCGACAGCTCTACTAAATCAGGAATTTAAAAATCAAAACCCTGAATTTTTCAAAGAAAAATTAGAGGATATGGCAGATTTTTTAAGAGAAGAATTTGGTTTAACAGTTGATGAAGCTGCAGAAAAACTTTCTAACTTTTTTGGTGAGGGTGAAAAAGAAGCATTTGTATTTAGCGATGCACTTGAAGATGCACTTACAGCATCAAGCTTGGCTATTGCTGATGAATTTGTTCAAGCATTAAGAGGTGGTGAAGATGCAATGGAATCATTTAAAAATTTAGCTTTACGGATAGTTGATCAAGTTGTTGCGGCGTTCATACAAATGTCAATTATTGACCCAATCATAGATAGTATATTTAGTAACTTTGGTAATGATACACCAGCACCTGAAACATCAAGTGCAGGGTCTGGTTCAGTAGGAATGGCAGGGGGTGGAGCAATGCACTCAAGAATGCCAAAACTTGTAGGAGAAAGAGGGCCTGAATTATTTGTACCTCATGCCAGTGGAACATTGCTTAACAACATGAATACAAGAAATGCACTTGGTGGGGGACAAACAGTTGTTGTCAATCAGTCTGTAAACTTTGCTACTGGTGTTCAAGCTACTGTAAGAAATGAGGTTTTACAACTTATGCCACAAATAGCTGATGCAACAAAATCTGCTGTATCTGAAAGTGCTGAAAGAAATCTAAGATTTAGAGGAGCTTTACAAGGTGCTTAAAGGAGTTTTACAAAATGCCTAGAACAATAGCAATGCCAACAACCCCAAACTTTGTTACAAGTAGTTTTAGAATTGTAAGGGCACAAGGTATAACAAGCTCACCCTTTAGTTTTAAATATAAAGTTCAAGAATTTGATGGGGTTTATTGGACAGCAGATGTTTCCTTACCGCCAATGCGAAGATCAACAGCAGTTAATTGGCAATCTTTTTTGATGCAATTAAAAGGACAAGAAAATTATTTTAAATTCGCAGACCCTGATGCTTTAGCCAACAAAGGCACTTACAGCACAACACATTTAATAGCTGACCCAAGAGTTAATAATACAAATGTCACTCTTAGTTTCAATGCCACCACTTCAGTTATAACTGCTGGTACAGCTTTAACAGGTTTAGCTGTGGGTGATTTTTTTCATATTACAGGAGCTGTCAATCCTGAAAATAATGGGACACATAAAATTACTAATATTGCAGGAACTAATACACAATTTACATCAGATAAAACTTTAGTGACAGAGAGTAGTACAGCTAGTTGCAAAGTAAGGCAAAATGTAAAAGGAGCAGAAGCTTTATCTTTAGAAGCAAGTTCAAATAGTGGTACAGGTACAATTAAAGTTGGCGATTATTTACAAATTCAAGGTACAAGTTCTACAACCACAAATCCAGTTCAACTGGTACAAGTAGTAGAAGATGCGACAGAAACATCACAAGGCGGAAGTGCTTTGAATCATTTTTCAGTTAGAATTGAACCAAAATTAAGAGCAGATTTTGCAGATGGAAGTTTTGCTGTGTTTACAAATCCTAAAGGTTTATTCAGATTGGTAAGCCCTGAAGTTGGTTGGTCAGCAGACAAAGTATCAAATTATGGTATAAGTTTTTCATGTATTGAGGTGGTCTAATGGCTAGTAGATTTGACAATTTATCGGCAACAGACAAACTAAAAATTCAAAAGAATATTCAAGCTGATAAAACTTCTTTGTTTTTTGCAGTACAACTTTTGTTTGATACAGACACAATTCGTATTTGGAATGGTACACAAGATTTATCTTTGGGTGGTCAAACCTATCTTGGTGCTGGTGATCTTTTGAGTATCAGTTCAACTGAGGACACAAGTGAGCTTTCAAGCACTGGTATGTCACTTGCCTTATCAGGCATGAACGAAGAAATTATTGATCTAGCTTTAGCAGAAAATTATCAAAACAGACATGTTATTATCCACATGGGCTTCCTTTCAGGAAACAATGAAGTTGCAAGTTCTTTTATTATTTTTAAAGGCAGAATAATGAATATGTCAATATCAGATGGCCCATCAACCAATACAATTTCAGTTGAGCTTGAAAATAGATTAATAGATTTTTCAAGACCTACAAACTTGAGATATACAAGAGCAAGTCAGCAAAACTTATTTGCTGGTGACAAAGGTTTAGATTTTGTTCAAGCTCTACAAGAAGCAGTGATAAATTGGGGGCCAACAAGTGCAGGAAGAGGTTCAGGCGGTGGGCCTTCTGGTGGTGATGACCCATTAGAAACAAGACAAATATTAGAATAATGAAAAATGACTGGGAAACAATTTTATTCAATTATTTCAAAAAAGTGCAAGATCAAGGATTTGCATGGGGAAAATGGGATTGTGTTCGCTATGTAAACGGATATATTGAAGCTGTAACTGATCAAACAGCAATACCCAAAGGGATAAGCTGGTCTGATGAAAAGAGTGCCTTAGAAGCGATTTCAGAGCTTGGTGATAATTTCCCTCAAACAATCAATAATGTTTTTAAAAAACTTAAATATAAACAAATCAAATTACCATATATAAATGTTGGTGATATTGTCCTTTTCAAAGAGGAAGAACATTTACTTGGAATCTTTGATGGCACACATATTCAAGCAATCTCTGATTCAGGAATGATTCCAAAACCAGTACATCTTGCAAAACAAATTTGGAGAATAAATGGCTAAGGCACTTGAAACAGGATTAAAAGCCGCACTTTTTGCAACAGTTGGTTTAGCAATAAGCACAATAATTACTACAGGTTCATTTGCACTTAGTGGCTTTTTTGCAGCAAATATTGGTCAGATTGTTACAGCAGGAGTTTTAACAACATTAGGTGTCATACTATCCAAAAAGCAAGACAATCCGTTAGCAGATAACTTTGGTTCAAAACTTTCAAAAATAAGTGGGATAGCTCCAAGACAAATAATCTATGGAGAAACGAGAGTTGGTGGAACAATAATTTATGCAAAAGCAAGTGGTATTGATAACTCAAATTTAAATATTATTGTGGCAGTTGCTGGACATGAAATACAGAGCATTGAAAAAATATTTATTAATAAAGAGGAAGTAACAGCAAGTACATCTACAATTGATGGAGCAACAGTAAGTACAGTCACAAATGTTAAATATACAAATACAGATAATCCAAATGCTTTAGATGTAAATGGTAGATTGATTCAGTTCATATCAGGTCTTGGTGCTGACAACCAAGAAATGAACCCTTATACGATTGCTCAAACAGATTTCACAGATCAACATGATTTAAAAGGGATTGCTTATGTACATTTTAAGATGGTTTTTGATCAACAAAAACTTACAAGTTTGCCAGAAATAAGTTTTCAAGTTAAAGGTAAAAAAGTATTTGACCCAAGAAACTCACAAACAGCATGGACAAATAATCCAGCTTTGATTGTTAGAGATTACCTTACTGATACAAGATATGGTTTAAAAGCTATTTCAAGTAACGATTCACTTAATGAGATAAATGATAATACTTCTTCTGCTGGTAACTTTGTTAGTGCGGCAAATGCTTGTGAAGTGCAAATTGCTGACAGTTCAGGTACAAACCAAAATAAATATACAGCTAATGGTTTTTTAAATGCAAGTACAGCAGGGTCAGAAGCCTTGAGTGGTATTTTGTCAAGTTGTGCTGGTAAAGTCACTTATGTCAATGGACAATTCAATATCTTTGTCGGTGTTGCTCAAACAGCAAGTCTGACCATTACAGACGATGATTTAGTCTCAGAAATCCAAATGACAAACTCCACAGCATTGGGAAAATTACAAAATACTGTCAAACCAATTTTTGTTGATGCTAATAATAAATTTACAACAACCGATTCTGCTGTCAGAAATACAGGTCAAGATTCAAGTGGTAATGCAGTTAATTATCTAAATATAGATACACCTACTGGCGAAAGTTCAAGTAATTATAAAAAAGAAATGGAAGTCAAAATGCCATTTGTTACAAATGATTCTCAAGCACAAAGATTAAGCCAACTTAATTTAAATTATCAAAGAAGAACAAAAATGTTGGAAGTAAGCACAACACTTAAATTTCTTGAATTAGTACCTGGAAACTATGTGAATGTTACAAACGAAAGATTAGGTTTTAGTGCAAAAACTTTTGAAGTTCTCTCTGTGAATACAGAAACTACAAGTGGGGAAAACCCTGTAGTATTTTGCAAACTTGGTCTGAAAGAAATTGATAACAATGTTTTCGCTTTTGATACAAGTAATGATTACATTGCAACCACAGCAAATTCTCAATCTGATGATGGTCTGATTATTATTTCACCACCAACATTAGCAGCAAATGGATTGACACAAGGAAATACAAATGACAATGGTACGATCAAAAGTCATGTTGATGTTACTTGGACAAATGCAAGTTCATCATCTATTTTCCAAACTGAGATTCAATGGCGAGTGGGTGGAACATTTGGAACACCAACATCAAGTGCATTAGTTGAACCAGATCAAACTACATTCAGAATAGAAAATGCTGTAAGAGGTGCACAGTATTATGTCAGGGTCAGACACAAAAGTGCATCAACTGTTTCTAGTGCTTTTTCAACTGTAAGAAATATTACAATTGCAGGAGATACAACTGCTCCAAGTGTGCCGACAAATCTTTCTGCTTCTACAGGTCTGCCATCAACAATTAAAGTTACTTGGACAAATCCTAGTGATACAGATTTAAGAGCAGTTAAAGTATATAGAAAAACTGTTGATTCAAACCCCACAGATGATTCTACTGTTATAGCAACTATTTCAGGAGAACCAAGTAAAGCATCTACCATTTTTACAGGTGTAGAAGATGGGTTGGTTTATGGCACAAATTATTTCTTTTGGGTCAGAGCAGTAGATTATTCAGGTAATGAATCTGCTTTATCAAGTTCTGTTTCAGGTAACTTTGTCAGAATTAGAGATGATGATTTTCAGGGTGTCGGTGGTGGTATCTTCTTCTTTAATCAAGCAGGAAACACTAATGCTCCTGATGATACTGCATTTAATAATCAAGAGGGCAGAAAACCAAGAAACGAAGATATTGTTATAAGCAGAAATACAACTGATAACGAAAGTGTTTCCTATAAATATACAGGTCAAACACCTAATAGTGAGGGTGGTGGTGGCTCATTCTCAAGTACAGGTATTTTACTGACTGGTGATTTAGTTGGTTTAGCAGGTGAAGGTGTCCAAGATATTTTGTCAAATACCACAACTGGTAATCAAGGTAGCATTACCTTTAACAAACATACAACAAAGTTACAAACATTTAATCAGTATGTGGCGACCTCAGATAACTTGCCACAACTCGTCATATTTAACCAAAGAAAACAAGGACAAACTAATGATTCAGGTTTAAATGCAGGTAGTATTAAATTTTCAACAAATTTAAGAGATTCAGGTACAGGAGCAAACTTAGCGACTGAACAAGATATTGCTGGAATGTTTGTTGATATGACTAGCAGAACTGCTGGGTTCGGTTTAGGTTC